AGGAGGTTTACTGAAACTGTAAAAAAGATTGTTGAAGAAGCAGAATCACGCTTCATACAAGAAACAAGATTATCCGTACCAAAGTTCGAGGACTTAATAAAAGAAGCTAAAGACCTATTAGATATTGATAATCCAGCTGAAATGAATTACAAGCTAAATGCTTTATCAATTAAAGCTGGTTACAGAGACCAACAGGGTATTGAAAAGCTGTTAATAGATCAGATGAAATATGAAAATTCTTCTGAGATAATGACAGTAGAATCCTTGATGAATTTGGAAGTAGAGAGAAACTTTACCGTACCAGATATATTACCTTCACCATTTACTGTCTTACTTTTCGGTTCAGGTGGAGATGGTAAATCAATGTCTGCTTGGTCGCTTGCGAAGCACGTTGCAACTGGTAGTCCCTTTCTAGTTCGAGGCAAATATATGCCAGTACAGAAGGGTCCAGTTCTTCTTTTAAATGGTGATCAATCAATGGTTCAGCTTAAAGAACAGTTGGAGGATATTGAATATCCAATGGACACCGATACTTACATTCTTGGTGATTGGTCGCTCCAAAACTATGCAAAGTTCATAAAATTGATGGACGCTGTAAAACCAAAATTAGTTATCATTGACTCCTTAATCGGTTGTAGCGGAGGTAAAGGTTTCGATGAAAACAAATCAGATTTTGCTACTCCTCTTTATTGGTTAACTCAAAACAATGGTTCTTTATGGGAGCCAACTTCAATAATTGTTATCCATCACGCTAATAAAAATGGTGGATTCAGAGGTACTTCTGCTATCAGAGATGGTGTAGATGAAACTTGGGCTTTAAAGAAACCAACTGATGATCTCGTAGGCAGAGTTGGTAGTAACGCTCGAATTATAGAAGTTGAAAAATCTCGTATCGGTAGATCAGGTCTTTCCTTAATTATGAAGATGGAAGATGATCTTACTTACAGTATATCTGACTTCACACCAGAAATTGCATCTCAAGATAATACACCAGCTAATATCACAGATAAAATTTTACAGAGAATGAGATCAGTGCACCCCGAAAGTCGTTCCAAATATGACCTTTTATATGATCCTTTGATTGGTGGTAAAACTGGAACTATAAGAAAATCGCTCCAAAGATTGGAGAAGAGAGGTCTTATAGAATTTGTAGAAGAAACTAAAGAAGGTAAGAAATATAAAGCTATCCTCGCACGGGGGGAGGCCGTGGATACTGTCCCACCTTCATTAAATGATAGTGATACTAATAATATTGGGTCGGGACAAGCAGATGGGACACAGCAAAGCTGTCCCACTAATGTAGACGATGGGACACTTACTTTGTGACCACCTATGTCCCACCCTCTTGTCCCATCTTAAATCTAGGTTATAACAGAGATTAAAGCGTTTGGGACATCTCGGACGCTATCCCCCCGCGTGAGGTACATGGAAAAGACACCTAGAGAAGTAGTTATTGAAGATTTACTTAGAGAAGTAAAATTTTCTATGACAAGAGATATTGTTTCAGCTAAAAATTACCTAAAAAGAGCAAGAGAAATTAGATCAGGTAAACAAGCACAGAGAAAAGCAAAAAGAGAGGCGCATAATAATCGTTGGAGAAAAAATTATGACACTCCTATAACATGGTAGTATAATGAAAGAAACGCTAGTTTATGACACCAGTAAAAGAAACAAAAGAGTACAATCGCATCTTTAGAAAAGTATTATTTCAAGTGCTTATTGATCCAACCAGGGGTAAATTGTTTAAAGATTTATGTGATGCTAGAGGTGAAAAAGCAAGTGCCGTATTAAGAGAACTTGCGTACCAATACGCTGAAACCCACGCAGACGGAGAAGATTACAAAGATGCAGAGTCAGAAGATATGAGACTTATGAATAAAGCACAAGAAAGTCGTATCGCTAATGGATTTAACTGGACTAAAAAGTGATTTGACAATGTTAGATACCTTTGCAGGTATCGGTGGTTTTTCTTACGCAGCTAGTAAACTGGTAGGAAATATAAAAACTACGCAATTCATTGAGATAGATCCATTCTGTCAAAAAATTTTAAAAAAACATTTCCCAAATACACCAATTCACGATGACATCAGAACATTTACAGCAAGACCTTTTCAATACGATGTCATTACAGGAGGGTTTCCCTGTCAAGACATCAGTGTGGCAGGTAGAAGAGAAGGAATCACAGAAGAATCCAGATCGGGTCTTTTTTACGAACTCATGCGAGTCATACGCATGGTACGACCAAAGTTCATCGTCTTGGAAAACGTGGCAGCGATCCTTAATAACGGATTGGACATCGTTCTCGGAGAGCTTTCCGAAGCAGGGTACGATGCTGAATGGTCAATTATATCTGCGAGTTCATTGGGAGCCTGTCATCGAAGAAGCCGTTGGTGGCTCGTTGCCTACCCCAACAACGATGGACAGCAAGGAAGAAAGTTTGAAACACGCAACCAAAATGCTACAGGGCAAGACACACAGATCAAGTGGTCAACCAATTCAGAAAACTTTGAGCGACAAAGTAATGATGGAGATGATAAAAGAAAATCCAGAGTTGATGAAAATTTATCAAGATCATCAAATGGAAGAGAGGCCAAATCTACCGACACAAGAAGAATTTGTGAATTATCTGAGGGAACAAACAACTATCAAGGAATTAACAGCCAAGACAACTATCAAGAAAACAACGATAGAACATTGGTTTCGGAGAGACAAAGCGGGCTTCAGCTATCCGAGTGTAGAGAATTGGCAAGAGATAAAACCGCATTTAAAAACGATTCAATTCGACAAAGAGATGACAACGATCCAAACAAAGGAGTGGACAACCAAAAGTTCAATGTTGCCAACTCCAACAACTATGGATTATCTTCCTCCTCGATCAATGAGGTCGATGATGAAACAGACTCAAGTTCACAGAAAGGGCAGAACCAAGTTAGCGAATCTTCGGGAAGCAGTGAATCCTCAGACAGTAGAGCTATTCAATCATCTACAAACATTACCAACACCAACAGCGAGAGATTACAAGGGCAGAACTTCGACAAAATGGAACGAGAAATATGGGCCAAAGGTAATACCAGACGTCTTGACCCAAACTGGAGACAGTATGTCAGTAAGCCCATTCTTCCTAGAGGAAGTTATGGGTTATCCAATCGGGTGGACCGCACTAGAGCATTAGGCAACAGTATTGTGCCTGCTGTGGCAGCAATTCCATTACAACGTGTACACGATCTTTATTACAATGAATAAATTAAAAACTCTAAAATTAAATAGAATATCAAACTTAGAAAAAAAACTTATAGATCAAGATTTAAGAGGTTATGATCACTATGTTTTTATTGACGGTAATCGAAAAGCTCAATTAATTACTAATGGTAAATGGGTTACAGAATTTATAAGAACTGCTGTCATTAAACACAATGCTTTAGTATGTGAAGTTTTGCATATGCGTGAAGAGGATTTTTCAGAACAAGAACTTAAGGATTTTGAGAACGGTTTGCTTTCATAATTTTTTCTATTTGTTTCATTACCATAAATTGATGAAAAAGAAACAGTAATTTATTTATACCTTTTGCTTTTACAATTTTTTCTTGAACCATTTTTGCAGCCTCTTGTTCAGCTAAACGTGATAAGGCTGAAGAAAGTACAGCGTCAATTTTAGTTTGATTTCTTACTAAATCACATGAAAACGCTTTTATTTTATCAATATCATTTGACTTCATAATCTCCCTACATCTTAATTCTGTAGAAAGTTCAACCTCAGCTGGAGGTGATTCAAAAATTATTTGAAAAAAAGAATCTTTCATTTTGGTAAAGATGATACAGGTCTACCTGGAAACAGTTGTTCTTCTAAAAAATCAACCGCTTGGTCATCAAGATTATTTGACGTTTGCTTACAAATGGCTCGTAATAGATCCACTACTAACTGCTTGCAGGCTGACGTAGAAAGAAACTTTAGTAGTAAAGGCTTTAGAATCTTAAGCATCTTATTTATGTGTTACTTCCCAAACATAGCTAAATTGCTAATATATAACAAGAGTTATTGTTTTTTATGGCTGAAGATAAGAAAAATGTTCTTCAAAAATTAAAAGATGGTTTAGAAGATAAAGAAGAACAGCTTGCAATAATTAGTTTATTTGTCAGATTAGGTGTTGTTGTTTGGAGTGGATTTATAGTAACCCTAAATTACATATCAATACCTGGTTACAGTTCAGAACCAAAAGACATCACGTTTCCTGCTTCGCTTCTGACGGGAGCACTGGCAACATTCGGTTTGGAGGGATCTAAGAAAAGTAGTAAGAAAGACGATAAAGTTGCGATGGAAGATGGTATGGTTCAGACTATAAGGGTAATAACACCTATTAAAATAGAAGGTGCTGAAGTAATCGACCCTAAACCTAAAAAATGAAAAAGCTACTTCCGTTTTTATTTCTTGTATCCGCACCAGTTTATGCGGACATGAACCATTCAATATCATCGAGCGTAAAATTTGAATCTTTATCGGCTGCGAGTACAGCAGATAAGATCGGATCTAGTTACAGCATAAGTGGTAATAATGTAACAACTGTAGACTCAAACTCAGCAGCTACATTAGGTGGTTTTGGTAACGCAACTAACGGAGTACCTAGTATTTCATTTCCTTCTGCTACACAGGCTACTTCGGGAGAAGCCTTCAGTTTTGCACAATCTTATGTAGAAGGAGATGCTACACCTGGTAGTGCAGTTACAGTTGGGACAGTTCCAAACTTTAGTGACCTTACTTCTACAAGTGCAGGGAGTGTAGGGACAGCAGCAGTGGCAATAGATAATCACAATATTACAATGACACCTGGAACTGGAACAGGTATCGTAATAACAGGTCAGTTTGTCGTTGATCTTACTATCGAATGAGGAGGCTACTTCTTCTTGGTTTTGTTATATCTGCTCCTTGCTACGCTGTACCAGTTATTCCAAATTTCACACAGGGTAGTTCTACCAGCCGAACAGAAACTTCCACAGTTATTACAGAATCTATACGAACAACAGAATATAATTCTGGGTACTTGTATTCAGTTACGGGATCAGGAATACAGCATGATGGATCTTCTATATCTCCAGCAGCTACCTCAGTTAATGAAACTATAAACGGAACTACTTATACATGGCAGGGATTAGACCTAAATCAAAGACCAAACTGGACTCAAACAAATCAGGGAGATGCCTTTCAATTTACAGAAGTTTATCAAGCACCTGGTTTAGAATCC